GCAGTCTCTTCAAGGCACCTCCCGGCTTCTCCATGGTTGGTGCCGACATGTCTGGCCTGGAGCTTCGCTGCCTCGCTCACTACATGGCCTACTACGACAACGGTGAGTACTCCAAGGTAGTCACGACAGGCGATGTCCACACCACCAACATGGAGGCCGCGGGCCTCACCAGCCGCAACCAGAGCAAGCGCTTCATCTATGCCTACCTCTATGGTGCGGCACCGAAGAAGATCAGCGAAGTCTTGGAGTGCAAGGAGTCCGAAGCCCGCCGTGTCATGGAGCGCTTCGCCAAGGGACTCCCGGCACTGGCAAGCCTCAAGGCCAACGTAGGGCAGGCGGCCAAGAAGGGACACATCCTGTCCATCGATGGACGCAAGGTCCCCATCAGGTCACCCCATGCTGCATTGAACAGCCTGCTGCAAAGCAGCGGGGCAATCCTTTGCAAGTCTTGGTTCCTCGAAATCAGAGACAGTCTGGAAGCGCAGGGATTGGTCTGGGGGAAGGACTACTACTTCCTTGGACACATCCACGACGAAATACAGATTGCAGCAATCAAAGGTAAAGAAGAGCTTGTTGGACAAACAGCCATCGAAAGCGCCTCCAGAGTGGGGGAACGCTTCAAGTTCAAATGTCCCATCGCCGCTGAGTACAAAGTCGGCAACACATGGGCTGAAACGCACTAGACACCAACCGAAGCCTCTCCATTTCGTAGAGATGGACACAGGCTGCTTCGTCCCCATCTCACACAAACTGAATGCTGACGGTTACTTCAGGAAGTCTTGGGGCAATGACCGCACCCATGACCGTCAAATGGAAATGTTCCACCGCACTGTCTTCAAGATGCACAACGGTGACATCCCTGACGGCTATGAGGTTGACCACATGTGCAACGTGAGAGCCTGCTGTAACCCCCAGCACCTTAGGGTTCTGGAAGGCTCTGAACACGCATCCCATTCCAACAGGGAGCGGGCAAGGAGAAAGCGTGAAGAAACCAATCACCACTGAATGGAAACCCAAGCTCACCGACAAGACGAAAGGCATCGATGCACAGGTGTGCAGGGTGCTGGTCGAGGCGTGGAAGGCAGGGTTCACCACCAAGTCAGACTTCTCCCGTGAGTGTGCTGACTACGTAGCTATTGCTGCATGCATGGGCTTCATCACAACTCGAATCTTTCCTCCAGATGTCTGGGGAAGCACATGGAACATCACATCTAAAGGGCTACTAGCTCTGGAGTCAGTTTATGGCATCGACACCGAAGAAGAAGACAACGAAGAAGAGTTCAGTACGGGTCGCTGAGGGTGAGCTTGTCCTCGTCACCTGGATGGACGCTTGCGCCACTGTGGGCTGGGAGGATCACCGTGCCGCCGTCCTCAAGCCTGCTCACTGTAGGTCTGTGGGCTGGGTCGGAAAGGCAGCAGACCCTGCGTCCATGCTGATCCTCTACGCCGACAGGGCGCATGAGGACAAGGATGACCACGACAGCAATAGGCGCATTGCGATTCCTACAGGGTGGATCACCAGCATCAAGAAGGTAAGGACGCCATGATCAAGGCTGAACAGATACCGGACGAAGTGGTGGAGGCTGCTGCGAGGGCCACATGGGATACTCAGCGTGAGCATTGGGGCCTGTACAGGGTCATGCTGGAAACGGAAGGGCATCTGCCTCCGTATGAGGAGCTTGGCCGTGGCAAACAGCGGGAGCTTCTTGTAGAAGCCCGCGCCGCCATCGCCGCTGGACTGGTCGCGTGGCGGGGGGCTTTCGAGTTCCGGTCAGCACACGCCAACTATGGGCAGTGTCTCGCCCTCCCCCTGCCTACGGAGGCGCGCGATGAGTGAAGAAATGCAGTTGGCGCTGGAACACACTCTCAAAACCATGCGCGAACTAAAGGAAGCCAAGGCCGAAATCGAACGGCTGCGGGCTGACTTGGCCCACGCTGACGCCAAGGGGCAAGAGAACGACAAGCTGTTGTGGGGAACCATCAAGGCCAACGAACGGCTGCGGGCCGCGCTGCGGGAGATTGATCAAGCGCGGTACACGAACCGAAACACCATCAACCCGGACAATGCGTTTGAACACGCCATTTCGCTCAATGAAAAATTGATAGCGGTAATGGACATCGCCCGCGCAGCACTCGCAGAGGAGGCGCGTGATGACTGACATTGTTGAATATCTGATGATGCGGCGCGCAGATGGGGCGCTGTTCAACCCGTCAGGCCCGACAGCCGCCGACACCATTGCCACCCTCCGCGCCACCAACGAACGTCTGAACCGCGAACTGGATGATGTCTGGGACGCCCTAGCTATCCAGCGGGAAGACAACGGCAGCTTTGGCGATGCGTTCAAGCGCATGACCTCTGAGATTGAGCGGCTGCGGGTGGTGCTGCGGGAGACGGTCGCATGGGCTGACCGCCACGGCAAAGACCCGGATTGGCTGGATGCCGCCCGCGCAGCTCTCGCAGAGGAGAAGCCCAATGACCGCTGACCGCCGCGCCGCGCTGGTGGAGAGGCTGCGCGAAAGAAGCCAAAACTTGTGGACTACTGATGCCGAATTACGCAGCAATCAGTTGTTCAAAGAAGCTGCCGACACCATCACCACCCTCCGCGCCGAGACGCTGGAGGAAGCTGCGAATGTGGCTGACCGTTACGAAATCCCGCTTTGCGAAACCTCTGCGAGCCATATCGCTGCCGCAATCCGCGCTCTAGCCGCGCCTAGCGGCGCTATGAAGGGAACCACATGAACAAATACCACCGCTTCGCCTTCTTGGGCGCAGTCACTGGTGTGAGCCTGCTATCTTCAAGCCCCTATGCCAACGCAGGGGAAATCATACGCTGCACCAAGAGACCAAACGAATACCGTTTGTATCACCTCCAGTGTCCTCCCGACACACGGATCAACCAACCCGGAGGGCCTTACACACCTTGACAACCTTACTAATCGACGGGGACATCGTCCTCTACACATCCTCAGTCGCCACAGAGTTCTCCTGTGACTGGGGGAATGACAACTGGGTACTGAGTGCCAACCTGGAGCAATCTCAGGACCTCGCAGCCAAGTACATCGATGAGCTTATAGAGCGTTTCGATCCTGAGGAACTCATAGTCTGCCTGTCAGACCATCAGAACTTCAGGTACGACATCAATCCCGACTACAAGTCAGGCCGCAAGAACACACGTAAACCCATCGTCTACTCACCACTCAAGGTCTGGCTCAAGGACAGCTACCAGACCCGCAGTGCCGAGAACCTTGAGGCTGATGACCTACTCGGCATTCTGGCCACAAGCCTCCCTGATGCCATCGTGGTGTCTCCTGACAAGGACCTCCAGACAGTCCCCTGCACCCTGTATCGCCAAGGGGAACTGAAGACCATCACGCTTGAGGAGGCTAACCGTTTCCACATGTACCAGACGCTCACGGGTGATCCGACTGATGGTTACTCAGGGTGTCCGGGGGTGGGACCTAAGACGGCTGAGAAGTTGCTGCAAGGCAACCCTGAGACACATTGGGGTGTCGTGGTGCAGGCCTATGAGAAGGCGGGGCTGACTGAAGCAGATGCGCTGCTCAATGCACGGATGGCTTTCATCCTGCGTAAGGAAAACTGGATAGATAACGAGGTGAAGCTTTGGGAACCAAGCAAGCTGTAAGCGACTTCGGGGATGCTCCGAATACCAATGATGACTACTACAGCGCCGACTACAGGGAGCCTGAGTGTCCTAGTCACGATGCTGTAGAGGACAAGGTCAACTCTCCGCTGCATTACAACTATGGGCGGATAGAGGTCATCGACTTCATTATGCAAGTCGGGGCGATTTACCCCGGCCACCAGTCGGTCCTTGTTGGGAATGTCTTGAAGTACCTCTCACGCGCCCCCTTGAAGGGTGACAAGGAGAAGGACCTCAAGAAGGCAAGTTGGTACCTCCAGAAGCTCATCGACACGCTTTAACATAACACAAGCGGAAACAATCCGCGTTTGGGAAATCTGAATGGCATTCAAATCGAACCGTAACCCTCAGTTCCGCTCCAAGATGGCTGAGGATATCTTCAATCACAAATATGCCCACGAAGGCGCTGAGACTTGGTCAGCCCTCGCGCACACGCTGGTGGATGATGTGTGCAGTGATGTGATGACCCATGGGGACATGGCACAGCTGGCACAATACATTGATGAAATGAAGATAATTCCGGGCGGACGGTACCTGTACTACGCTGGACGCCCCAACAAGTTCTTCAACAATTGCTTCCTGCTGAAGGCTGAGGAGGATACCCGTGAGGATTGGGCTGACCTCTCATGGAAGTCCGAGTCCTGCCTGATGACTGGAGGTGGCATTGGAGTTGACTACAGCACCTACCGCCCCAAGGGTTCTCGCCTCTCGCGCACTGGCGGTTCTGCATCAGGCCCCATCCCCAAGATGGAGATGATCAACGAGATCGGCCGGAAAGTCATGCAGGGTGGCTCACGCCGCTCTGCCATCTATGCCAGCCTCAACTGGCAGCATGGAGACATTCAGGACTTCCTGAAGGCCAAGGACTGGCACTCCATGATTGTCCCTGGGACCTCCACGTCCCTCGCACAGGTCAAGGAGTCTGACTTCAACTGGCCTGCACCTCTCGACATGACCAACATATCGGTCAACTACGACACCAAGTGGCTGACCAATGTGGAGGCCTTCAATGACCTTGGGGATGTCTTCATCCAGAATGTACGCCAAGCCCTCCAGACAGGTGAGCCTGGTTTCAGCTTCAACTTCTGGCACAAAGAGAACGAAACGCTACGCAATGCCTGCACTGAAGTCACCTCAGAGGATGACAGCGATGTCTGTAATCTGGGTAGCCTGAACTTCGGGCGCATTGAGTCACTACAGGAACTAACAGATGTCATCAGACTCGCAACTCAGTTTCTCATTTGCGGAACCCTCAAGGCCCAACTACCCTACCATAAGGTACATCTCGTTCGAGAAAAGAATCGACGGCTGGGTCTTGGTATCATGGGGCTTCATGAGTGGCTGCTTAAGCGCGGTGAGCGCTTCGGAGTTACCCCAGAGCTTCATCAGTGGCTTACAATCTACCAGAGTGTCTCTGCTAGAGAGGCTGCTGATTTTTCCGCCCGTTGCAGCGTCTCTACACCTGTTGCTAACCGCGCCATTGCTCCGACAGGTACTATCGGCCTACTGGCTGGAACCACTCAGGGGATTGAACCCCTTTACGCAGTCGCCTACAAGCGAAGGTATCTGAAGAATGGCACAGAGTGGCACTACCAGTATGAGGTAGACCACACAGCCAATGAGTTGATTGAACGCTATGGCGTTGACCCCGACTCCATCGAAACAGCAGCAGACCTCGCTAGGGACTATACGCGGCGCATGGCCTTCCAAGCTGACGTGCAGGACTATGTAGACCAGTCAATTAGCTCCACGATTAATCTGCCTCCTTGGGGTTCTGAGTTGAACAATGAGGATACGGTAATGCCATTCGCCAAAGCCCTCGCCTCATATGCCCCTCGCATGCGTGGGTTCACTTGCTATCCTGATGGGAGCAGGGGTGGCCAGCCGATTACCACAGTCAGCTACAAGGAGGCACAGCAGCACCAGGGCACCGAGTTCAAGGAGGTGTTCCATGATGCTTGTAGTGGCGGGGTGTGTGGCATCTAGTCAGGCTCAACGAGAAAATCTGAATGCCTAGGGTCAACTAGAAAATCTGAATGCCGCCAAGTTGCTACCGTCCACAGGCGGCAACTATAGGTCTACCGAAAGCACCGATTCGTCACCCTTCGCCGGCTGATGGATCGGTGTTTTTCGTCTGGCCTAGGGCACCTCAGTTCACCCCTCGTTCCGAGGCTCTAGGAAGGCCTAGGAGTGGCCTTGGGCAGGGTGCCCGCTACCCATGTGGCTTGGAGAAACTAGGGGCTTCCTAGGGCTTCCTGGGGCTTCCTAGGGCTTCCTGGGGCTTCCTAGGGCATTAGAGTACCTGGAGGTGTAATAATTGCCTGTTTTGATGCATGTAAATATTCTACAAGAGGCGACTAATGCCACATTTGAGACACAAAGCACAGGCAAACTTACATCATAGAAAGAGAGAGGAGAACTAGACCATGACAACACTCCGCATTCACTCAACACCCCTCATCTATTCCCCCGGCATGTTTCGCTGGTTGGAGCAGGCCCTATTGCCTGACGCTTCGCAGCCCATGGAGCTTAAGCTTGACCTCCTCGCAGCCATGGGCATTCCCGAGGAGTTGCACCTGGCCACACTGGGCAGGGAGTACACGAGCAGGACTGAGGGCGAAACGCTCGTAATAACCTTTGACCAGATGTAACACATAAGGAAACAGTCAACATGTCTAAGAACATTTATGACCAGCACCGCGCAGCATTCGCTAACGTGAGCGCCTATGTGGTCATGCGCGACAATGAGCGAGTGGCTAACATTGCCTTCAAGTTTCCTCGTGACGGCGCTTCTAGGCTCTATGCCTATGTCCATTGGTTCGGCATCCCAATGGTGCGAGGATCAGCCGGAGGCTATGGTTACGATAAGAAGACGGCAGCATGCAACAGCGCCAGCCGCGCATTGCTTCTCCCGTCTAGCGATAGCCAAGAGGCATTCAACAAGGCCCTAGCCATCGATGATGGTAACGACTGGGAGCGCAACTTGCGGAACGCAGGGTTCGACGTTCTTCAGGCCGTCTAATCACGTCCAAACCTAACACAATCGGAGACAATCTAATGCAGTGGACAATCAGAGTTCAGGCCCTCGCAGGGTTCATGGCGTTCGCGCTTGGCTTCCTCGCAGCGTTGAAGGTGTGACCATGGGCTATCATCAATTCATCGATGAACTAGGCAATGCCTACGGTTCATTCGTCCTTGAGTTCATCGCGGCTGATCCGTTCTTGGAAGCTGGCTGGTATTGGACCGCCTGTTTCCCCGGTTGTCTCAATGACAGCGATCCGGTTGGACCGTTTGAGACCCAAGAGGATGCAATGAGGAGTGCACAGGATGTGTAAGCAACTAGACATCATTGTCTATGGCCACAACATCGCCAGGTTGATCACTAAGCATGGCGGATGGATCGATGAGGTAGACGAGGAGATTGTGAGGTTTCCAACGTCACATGCGATGGCTATGTTTAACCGAGAGCTGGACGAGCAGATAAAGAAGGACAAGCAGTCATGACACGTGAAGAGTTCGACGCCAAACACAAGGTTAAGCTTGAGGTAACGGAAGATTACACACAGCAACAGATAGATTGGATCAACGACTACATATGGCACAAGGTGAAGGACTATCCAGTAGACCATGAGTTTCTGAGAGACCATGTGCAGAATATGTTTGTGATGGCCGACCTATCGCTGTTGTATCTGGAAAGGCGCGACAATGGACGGTAAACTGTTAGGTGACTTGATAGCACTGCCGATACTCTTAGCTCTCTATGGCATTGTACGGTTCATCGAATGGATCATGTGAAGATAGGGCAGGGCTGCGAGGCCTTGCCTTTTCTTTTAAAGACGAAGTATCGAGCCAATACATAAACGCGGTATATGCACATTTCCTTATGCGGCAATGCGATAGCGTGAAGCGCAAATGTCTGGCGCAAATGTCCCCATGCCTAACCCCTTAGTCTCTAGCATCCTACGATATATCATACAGATCAACAGCTTAGGCTGAACGTGGGGGATAACGTGGGGGAACTGGGCGCTACTGAGCGCCAGCGTGAGCTGCTGCGGGTCCCTCCGAGGCCATTTAGCCCATATGAATGCCGAATGGTCGTTTCAAAAAAACCGCTAAAGGTCTTGTTGTTGTTGTTAGGCCTTGAGCAGCAGTGAAAGACACCAGGAATCCGGGTCCCATTGGGTCCCCTTTTGGCCACAATTGGGTGGGGGTGCGACATTCTGTCCTTATTTGGACCTATCGTATTGATATCGCCCACTAAAGGGCTTCGAGACCCCCCCTTTTGGGGAGACTTAGAGAAGATGGGGACCAAATAGATGTCCCCCAGCCTATATCATTACTGAACATATTCTCGCCACACTCTCTGCCCTTGCCCTAGGTCTCTAGGGTCCCATGCGTCTCCTCGGGGGATAGCCGCAATGGGGGGCTGGGGGGTTGCTATAAGTTAACATAAGGTAAACTTAAAGTCTGGCTATACGCCAACCCTAAGCCTTACCTACCGCTTGGGACTAGGAGTATCACTATCCAGTGAAACCCTAAGACTAAGCCAACTGTAAGCTACTCTAAGTAACTTAAAGAGCAGGACCAGCTTTGGTCTCCTCTTTTGTGTCTCCTTTCCCCATTCCTGTCTCCCTCCTTAGGTTGGCTTCAAGTCAAACCTTAAGTCCCATTCCCATTCTTGTCTCCCCCTTGGGGTGAGCCTCCAGCTTGGCTGTGAGTCAAACACACTGTCACATAAGGTAACCCCATGCCCCTCGAAACAGGCACCTACATCGACTCGCTGAATGTCAGCAATCCGGCTGGCACTGACACCCTGGACCGTGCTGATGATCACCTCAGGCTCATCAAGTCTACTGTCAAGGCGACCTTCCCCAACATCACGGGGGCTGTGACTCCGACACAGGCTGACCTGAACAAGCTTACCTCTGCTGGTAACCCCCAGTTCTCCACCATTGAACTTGGGGCAGCTTCAGATACCACCCTGTCTCGGGTGTCTGCTGGTGTCATTGCGGTGGAAGGCAAGCCTGTTGTGATGACAACGGGTGGTCAGACCATTGAGCATGCTCTGGGTGCTGTAGGCACTCCGTCCCTTACGGCTACTGGAGACCTCAACACAGGCTTCTGGTTCCCGGCTGCTGATACGATTGCGGCCAGCACGGGCGGCACTGAGCGCATGCGTATCGACAGCAGCGGCAACTTAGGTATTGGTCTAACCCCACCCACTGGAGCAACGCAAAACTCAATCAATCTTGGCATTGGTATTGTCAATGGTCGAGACCAGATCAATCTAGTTCATAATGCCTATTACGATGGCCCTGGGGTAACGTGGAAATATCAGGCAGCAGGCTCCGCTGCTATGGTCACGGTAAATGCATCTACTAACGGAATTTCATTCTTTAATGTCGGGTCTGGTTCGGCTAACGCTGCATTCACATTCACCGAACGCGCAAGATTAGATCAGAGCGGTAATCTGCTTGTAGTCTCCTCCGGTGGCCTCGGCTACGGCACGGGCAGCGGCGGCACGGTTACGCAGATCACCAGCAAGTCTACGGGCGTCACGCTGAACAAGACCAACGGACTTATAACCATGAATGCCGCCGCTTTGGCCGCAGGGGCAACTGTGTCATTTACTGTTACAAACAGCACAATGGCTGCGGCTGACTTGGTGATTGTGAACTGCCAAAGCGGGTATGCTTCTGCTGGTGCCTACCGAGTGCAGGCAGAAACCGGAGCGGCGGGGTCTTTCCAGATTTCCCTCACCAACACCACGGGCGGTAGCCTCTCGGAGGCTGTGGCTGTGAAATTTGCCATCATCAAAGCCGTGACTTCATAATGAACTGCCCGCTTCCACGATACTACGCATGCCATGCGGTGATTGCGCTGTTAATCGCCGCAGTCCTGTGGTGGCCTTTGGGTCTACCCGCAGGCCTCGCTGCTGGCACAGCCTTCTACGCTGGACGTGAGTTTACCCAGTGGGAGTCAGGGTTACCCTTCGATTGGAAGGGGCTTCTGGCTCCCTTCACCGCGTGCCTGCTCATCCTTCTGGCCTATCGTCTCCTCTAGTCTCTTTCAGCCTTCCGTGAGTGAACAAGATGCCCCCTAACGATACCATCGACACCGCAGAGCGTCTTGTTCGCTTGGAGACCAAATTGGATTTTCTCATCAAGTCCATGGAGAACTTACCCCCCAGCCCTACGTGCCTTAAGAAACACGAAGAGCTTGAGGATCGGGTTACAGCCATGGAGAAGTTCGTGAACAGGGCTGTGGGTGCGCTTATCGCAGTCAACATCCTCATCACTGTCTTCGCCTACAAGCTGAAGGGCTTCATATGACCAACATCCCCAAGAAGCCTTTGGCTGTCTCAAGGGCCAAGAAGAAGCTCCCGCTTGAGATTGACTGGGGCAAAGGCATCCCCAAGGACCGCCTCCGCTACATCAATGCTCGTGAAGAGGCTCTCATCAAGGCTAACCGCTCCACCACGGCTGAACGCAGCCATATGGGCGTGAAGGCCTACGCAGATGACAGTGCCTCCTCCAAGGGTGTCTCCCGCCCAGGCTCTGGGACCACTACAGGCACCACCACGACCAAGACTTCGACTGGTGGAGGTGCTGGCACAGGCCAAGGTGGACAGAGCAGGGGTCCTTCTGGTGCTGGACAGGGGCCTAATTCGGCTTCCTCTGGCTCCAAGTCACCCTCAAGCTCGTCTTCTGGCTCAAAGTCCCCCTCAAGCTCCTCCACAAGCACTGGAGGTGGCTCAAATAGCGGCGCTAGCCGCGCCTCGTCCCCTAATGCCGCCGCACAGGCTGCATCGAACAAGCTGAATGGCTACTCAGGTGCTGCCCGTCCGACTACCAACGCTGGTCCGTCCACGCTTGGCGGTAACAAGGCCCCTAACATGGCGGCTTCCTACGCCTCCCAGAAGCTCAATGCGACTGCGGGTGCCTTGAAAGCTGGACAGCAGCCTGAATCTATCCAGGGCCTCATAAATTCTCAGGGCCAGTACGCCCCCAACGGGTCTTATTATGGACCCAAGGGCATCAATTCTCTTAACACCTCTGCCTATGGTGCAGCTAACAGGTCTCCACAGACCGCTGCCAACGGGTCCTACTACGGTCCCAAAGGTACGAATGCCCTGAACACGGATGCCCGCTACGCGGCTGCACGTTCAGTTGGCTTCAACCCTGACCCCGTCCAGCGCGTCACCGGGGACGCAGAGCGCATGGGGCGCATGATGATGGCTGAAAGTGCCTCCATCAAGAACCAGTACGGCAATGTGTCCACTCCGGGTCTCATGGGTGTCGGTGAGGTCATTCGCAACCGCGTTTTGTCTGATCGGTTCCCGAACACTGTAGACTCAGTGATGAACCAGCGTAAGCAGTTCTCCCCCATGGGTGATGGCAGCTTCGCTAGGACACCCGCAAACGACACGGCTACGCGCATTGCCGAGAGTATCCTGTCTGGTGAGTCCCCGCCTACTGTAGGCACCTCGCTGAACTACGGTAACTTGGACACCATCAACAACAAGCCTGGTTACTCGTCTTCCAAGTCGAAGGCAGCGTTCAACGCGATGGACGTGGAGGCACAGGTTGCTGACTACCGCAACCCCAAGTCCTTCGCCCACAGCTTCGGAACCATTGGTTCACCCTCTGACGTATCCTTCAACGGCTTTGGTACGCCTAGCGCTACCACCAGCTTCGCAGCAACCCCCAAAAGCCCCCTGCAATCCGCAATGGACTCTTGGAACCCGCCGCAGTCTTCCGCTATCCCAGCCCCGACCAGCACAGGCATGCTGCCTAACACAGCTGCTGCTGCCCGCATGGCAGGCCTACAGCAGGCCCCCTCTCAGAACATGCAGCAGCCTACAGCGCCGCCCGCAGGCCTTCCCGGCTTCACGCCACAGAGTGGCTTCACGCCGCAGGGCCTCCCCAGCAACTTCCGTGGAACTGCTGGTGTCGCAAGCACGGGCAGGGTCCCCGGATGGGGCTACTCCCCGTCTGCGGATTACAGCGCCCCCTCTGCTGGCACCTCGCTGGCCTCCAGCACTCCCGAATCCTACAGTCCTCAAGCTGGCCCCGGTGACCAAGTCGCTGGAGACGCCCCTGAGGTGGTGTCTGATAACCCCATGCAGGGCTCTCAGAACCCCATGCAGGAAGGGGAGAACCCTCAGGTCAAGCGTGACCGCCAGCAGAAGTACGCCTCACGCGGCGCTACGATTGGCGGCATCGTCGCTGGCCCCCTTGGAACTGTAGTAGGCGGAACGCTTGGCTGGCAGATGGGCAAGACCCCTCCACGTCAGCAGCAGGCCATTGCGTCTAATCCTCAGGCACTCACAGCCAACGTCAAGTCCATCAACGACATGGTGGAGGAGCGTGGCGGTAAGGGGAACCCGCAGATGCAAGTAACGGAAGCTGGCTTCAAGGATGTCCTCACGAACCCCGCAAAGGTTACCAAGGAACCTGAGAAGTACACGACCTTGGAACAGATGCTCGCTGCCTTGGCGCAGGGCGTTGATCCTGAAACAGGCAAGCCCATCACTTAGAAAGTACACACCGTATGCCCACCATTCCTATCCGCTCCCTCGGTAAGATCGGTGTCATCACGGACGTTAATGCAGTAGACCTCCCGCCTGAAGCCGTCTCAGACGCAAGGAACGTGCGGTTCGCCAATGGCAACATTACGAACTCCCATGTTTGGCGGGAGGCTATCGCTTCTCCGAGTGGCGGAACCCCTGTGTTCCTGTTCTCTGGAGAGCGCACCAATTCCGCAGACGTTC